ACTCATCTGATTCCGAGTTCTTTCTCTGTTACTACTTTAAATTCAATACGATGATCTTCACAGAATTCTTTTGCTGCAGTCCACTTTGCTTGATTGACTGCATAGGTCACACACTCTGTAAGATATGATTTTGTCTTTCGACTTCTTGGTTTAGGAGGCATCGTTTGTTTATATGGTTTCACTTCTACCACATAAGTTTTGATCATATCATTTTTCTCTTTCACTTTAATTAAATAATCAGGATAGTATTTGTGCACTCGATTATCCTTGGGTGAAATATAAGGTATACTGAACTCTTCTGATGCCCATGATATAATACTATTGTTCATATCACACCATTGACAAAACTTTCTTTCCCAACTACTCCGACAGATTATATGCTTCGTATTACCCTGATATTTACTTGGATATATCGGAGTATACTTACTCTTAATACTCTCCCCCATAACTTGCCTACATAATATACAAGGTCAATCTATATTTATAAATGGCTATCATCCCACCACAGCGAAAATCGATATCGATGGTTAAGGCTCAACTCCTTAATCCAGCGACGACTTCGCATTTTCAGGTGAGTGTATCTTTTTTAACAAATGAATTTAATCGATATAAACGAGAGTTGGGTCTTAATTTAGATCAAGGTAGATTAAATATATTATGTTCAGAAGCATCACTTCCCGGATCAAGATTTATAACATCAGAACCCGCAAATAACATACCCGGTGTCAGAGAAAGACATGTATATCGTAGACAGTATGACGAACAAATAAATTTAACTTTTTATTGTGATGCTGATCAGTATCTCCCAATCAGGTTTTTTGAAGCATGGATGAATTATATAACAAACATGACTTCAACGGGAGATAATAATGTAAAAAATGAAACTTTTTCATACCGTGTTCAATTTCCTAGAGAATATAAGGGTAGTTTAGAAATATCAAAGTTTGAAAAAAATCTTGACTCAAGAAGACAAACAAAAATATTAACTTACAAATTTGTTAATTGTTTTCCTTTAGCAATTAATTCAATGCCAGTATCATACGATGGTTCACAACTATTAAAGTGTACAGTCGGCATGGCCTACTCAAGATATTTTATTGAGGATAGACCAAGAGGTGTCATTCCAAGATTCCTAAATGCACTTGCAAGATAGGTGCTAAATAAACTTACTGAATTATAACATTATGCCGTTACCAAAAATTGCGACTCCAAGTTATGAACTTGAACTACCATCAACAGGACAGACTATAACTTACAGACCTTTCCTTGTAAAGGAGGAAAAACTTCTTGTCATCGCTCTTGAGAGTGAGGATACAAAACAAATAACAAATGCGATCAAAGCTGTTATTCGTGCATGCGTTCTTACAAAGGGAGTCAAGGTTGAAATACTTCCTACATTTGATATTGAATATTTGTTTTTAAATATCCGTGGAAAATCAGTTGGTGAAGATCTTGACGTAAAATTGATTTGCCCTGATGATAATGAAACAGAAGTAGATGTGATTATCAGTCTTGATGATATTCAAATTCAAAAACCTGAAGGACACACTAATCAAATCAAACTTGATAATAATCTTATGATGGAACTTAAGTACCCATCATTGAATGAATTTATTAAAAATAATTTTGATCCAAATGATACATCAAAGAATCCTATGGATCAATCATTTGATTTAATTGGTTCATGTATTAATAAAATTTACAATACAGATGAAGTATGGGTTGCAGCAGATTGCTCTAAAAAAGAGATAAATGATTTTCTTGATTCAATGAATTCTAATCAATTCAAAGAGGTTGAGAAGTTTTTTGAAACTATGCCAAAGTTATCTCACACAGTGAAGGTAAAGAATCCAAAGACAAAAGTTGAAAGTGATGTTGTGCTTGAGGGTTTAGCGTCTTTTTTCGGCTAGCAATGGTTCATATGAATCTGGAGAACTACTTCAGATTAAATTTTGCCATGATGCAGTACCATAAATATAGTTTGACTGAGATTGAAAACATGATGCCTTGGGAACGAGACGTTTATGTTGGGTTGTTACAAGCTCATCTTGAAGAGGAAAAACTAAAAGAGAATCAACGAAACGCGAATGGATGAAACCAATCCAGTATACGAAAATTTTCGTAATAAGATGGAAGCATTTGGTCAACCTATTAAAGGAACCACTAGGAGAATTTCTGCGTCAAAATTTTTAGGAAGAGATGATATAGAACAGAGAATAGAAAATAATTCAAAGAAAATAAATTTAATTACAAGAGTGTTAAAGGCACGAAGAATTAGAACTGGAGAAAATATAGCATCATTATCAGAGTCCTCATCTGTAAGAGGAATTGAAAGAAGTATCATGGACATCAAGGAAACGATGTCATCAATACTACAGACATTAGAGGCACAAGATAAGTTTGAGACTCAAAAGTTTCTTGATACTCAAAGAAGATTGGAAAATGAAAAGAGAAGAAAGAGAGAAGGTAAATTAGAATTAGGTAAAAAGGTAAAAAATTCCATACAGAAATCAATAGACAAAGTTGTATCTCCAATCAAGAATATTTTTAGTGCGATTCTTGGTGGTATTGTAAAATTATTTCTTGGTAAATTCTTAATCGACTTCATAAAGTTTTTGGCAAATCCAAGAAATAAAGGATTGCTTAATTTTATAAGTGGTGCTATAGAAACAACATTTAATGTGCTTGATAGTGGAATTGGAAAATTGTTAGTTGCTTTACCATTATTGCTTGGAGCTTTACAAGCTGTGTCAGGACTCCTTGGTATTCAAGGTATTGCCGGAGGTATAACTGGTGGTGCTGGTGGTTTCTTAGGTGCTGGAAGGGGTAAAGGAAAAGGTCTTGGAGCTGGATCTATTATGCTGCCTAAAAGAAATAGTGTTCCCATAACTACAAGTGCTGGATCTATTTCAAGAGGATTTAAATTTCCAAAAATTCCAAGAATAAGATTTAATGAAGGTGGTGTTGTTCCGGGTTCTGGTAATACTGATACAGTTCCAGCGATGTTAACACCCGGAGAATTTGTAGTTAAGAAAGATGCAGTTGGTATTCTTGGTTTACCATTCTTAGAAAGATTAAATAAAAGTTTTTCACAATTTAAAAATTTTTATAATCAAGGTAGAAATGTTAGATTCCCAAATGAAAATACTGCAAAATTAAAAGATTTAATTAAAGATGATTTTTCACAAATAACAAGAAGTAATAAAGCATTTAAAGAGGGAGCAAAGGGGATAAGGGGTGCAAGACCATTGAAGGCTTTCACACCAAACATGATGAAGACTGGCCCTACACCATTGTTTAGACAATCAATTGAAAGACCATTTAGATCTTTACTTAGTGGTGGTGCAAAAGGTGTCGCAAAGAAAATTCCTATTCTTGATTTACTGTTAGATCTTGCCTTTCCAAAACCATTAGCGGATGGAACTCTGACTGGTAATATGGGTGCGGTTCCTAATTTAATGCCGATAGATGTTAACTCTGTAAGCAAACAATCTATGGCTGATTTTGGAAGTTTGCCATCAATTCCCGAACCTGATCAATCAGTTGATACTGTAAATGATATTCTTGATGTATCTTTAAACTCTCCGGATATAGAAAAAATGGAGACACTAGGGATGATGCAGTAAGATGATTGATACCTCAAAACTATTATCAAAAAGAACTTCAAGTAAGACACTCTTATCAAGAGAGGGTGTGACAAATCTGATTATCATTAAAAAAAATGTCGTTAAGATTGATGGATTATTAAAAGAAAAATTAGTTTTGTCAAAAGTAAGAGAGGGATTATTAAAACAACAGAGAGAAACTGAAAGAAGAAGAGAGAGGGAAAAACAATTAGAAACTGAGAGAGGAGATGATGATGGCACTGATATAGATCCAAAGAATAAAAAGAAACCAAAAAGCACGTTTGGTGGGATTCTTAAATTTATCCTTGGAGGTTTTTTTAAATTTATTGGTAGGTTAATGTTTGGTATTTTACCAAAAATGTCTATTCTCTTGAGAACCATAACTGGATTCACAAAATTTTTTGGTACTATTTTAAGAGGTGGATTAAATTTTGCAAGAGTCTTGATAAGGGTTGGTGCACCAATTGCAAAAGTATTAATTAAATTTACTGGTAGCATTTTTACACAAATTGCTACATTAATAACAAATACCATAGCACCAGCAGCTGCAGGATTTGTAGCAAAAATAGCTGGTGTTCTTTCTGCACCATTTACTGGTGCATTGGCAAGGAATAGAATTAGTCAAGCAACAAGACCAGCAGCTAGACCCACAGTGGATCCAGTTATAAAGAGAGTAGGAAACAAACAGTTATCATTTGATGATATGTTTCAAAGGGAGGGATTTTTAAGAGATATAGAACGACAAAGAATTTTAGAGGAAGGATC